GGATATTTGCGAGCGGTCATGGTGCAGGCGGTTCCTTCGGGCCATTCTTCAAGCCGTTACCCGCTAATACCCCGAGAAGCCCGCCAGTTAACGTCGCAAGCATTGGCGACAAGACTGACCAGGCTGCATCGTCGTTAGGTGAGACTTCGAGCGGTTGCGTCACAAACAGTAAGCCGTAGAGAAGTGAGATGATTGACAGAACAAAGGCAAGCGTTAAGCCGATGGCTACGACAAAGATAAGTCGTGCTTTGATTTCTTCGTTACTGAGTCTGTTTTCGGGTTTCATTAGCATTTGCCTCCTGTGCCGTATGCGGGTGGTGGTGTTGTTGGCACGATTGTTTCACCGACACTGCGTAGGGCTTTGTTTTTTGTTGGTGGGCAATTAAGGCGTTCACGGTCTGCGCAAGCGGTTAGCGACCCCAAAAACACCAATAGAATTAGGCTTTTTCGCATTATGCAGGGCCAACATCTTCCACGATGATTCGTGCAGGTTGTGTTGCGCCACGGTAATAGTTGCCTGTACCTGCGTTCACTGCGCCAGTACCCACAACCACAACTGAACCTGCAGAAAAAGTTGCAAGAGCAACTACACAGATAGATGTGTCAGTAAGTCCTGCTGCACCAATTTGGAATTGTCCAGAACCAAGAGTTGTGCCTGTTGCGTTAGTTAGGCGAATCTTCGCTGTGATGACGCCACCAATTGAGTTTGGCGGTTCAGCCGAAGGTTCAATATAAGTAATGCGGTAGTAACGGTTTGCTATTGCTGTAAATGTAGATGCAGTTAATGTCACAATTTCCGACGAAGTAATTCCCGTAACGCTTGTGGTGCTTGATGCTTGCGCAACAATGCCAAAAGGCAACGCGTTCATCTGTGCAGCGGTCAGGATTGCGCCTGATGTAAATGTGGTATTTGGTGCTATTGCCATTTTGTGTCTCCTTTAGAAACTTAGAAGGTTGTTGTCGAGCGTTCCGAAGATTGCGTCGTCAAGGGTGAGGTATTGGTTGCCATCCGTACTCTCAAAAGTGTACGAAACAATATGAGACCCTGGAACGATTCGGTGTTCAATTCCTGACGTGATTAGGGTCTGCGATTCTGTGAGCGGGGTTCCGGTGTTGTAGTCCTTTTGCACCGTGACGATTGACGTGAGGTCAATTGCAAAGATGGTTGACCATTGGGCAGGTGTCAGCGCTGCGAGTTCGCATGAAACGCCTGTGAAGCGGACGACAGGGTTGCGGTATTTGCCGAGAAGGTACGCGCCAAGACCGTTGACTTCTGAGGTCGTGGAGTTGAGCAAGTTGAGAAGGTTGTAGTTCTGCGCTTGGTACAGAGAGATTGACGTTGAGTCGGAATTTGTCTGCGCTGCTCCTGCGGGTGATTGCGTCACGATGTAGTTGTAAAGCAACTCTGATCCGTATTGGTTGACCAGGCTCATGTACGGAATGCCTGTGCCGTCGGTCGTGAACGAGGCACCTGAGACGGGGTTGAGAACGCTCGACCTGCCCTTGAAGGTGAGGGTTCCATCGGCTGAGGTGTAGAGGTAGCCCTGCTCGGAGGTGTTGACTTGTTGAAGATAGTTGAGGACGTTTGTGTCCTGGGAGACCGCGTAAGCCCCGAGAGTAGATGAGCCTGTACCAATAGACCTTGCGCCCTGATAGGCGACCTCTGGACGGTCTAGGACGGCGTCTACGCGCAATCCTGAAGTCTGCGCCGACGGGGTGAAAGCGTTCAGTTGCTGATTTGCCAGGGTTCCGAAGGTGTCAACGCATCGAGCGAACATTCTGCCTTGATTGGCGTTCTGGTAGTCCAAGTCCCAATCCTCAACGAAGCCTGTGTAGATGGGGGTGCCGTTGGCGTAGATGATGATGGGCGAGCGAGGCAATACGAACGGGTAGTAGATCGAGGCCGTGTTGAGAGGGTCAAGGATTCTCGAGTTGTTGTTGAATACGACCTGTGCGGTTCCTGCGTTGAATTGGTCAAGTTGGCGGTTGCGTCCGCGCTTGATGTTGACCGACAGGACGAGCGATGTGAGGTCTGCGTATGCAAGACCGCCAAGGGTGCCTGTGTTGAGTAGACCGTAGACGGCATCGTTGAGTTGAAAGGGTTGACCGAATCCTGTTGTTGTCTGGAACCCAACGAGGACTTGGTATGTGGGGACTGCCATTAGAAAGTGACCGCCGGTGCAAAGACCTGTCCAGAGTTGCGTTGCGCTGCGAGGATGGCGTCGATGATGTCTTGACCAACTGTGGCAGGTGACGAGACGAGTCCTGCGTCCATGTTGATTGTGATGTTGCTGAATGGGCCGATACCGCCGATGCCTGCTTGCTCGAATCCTCCTGCGTTGCCTGACGTGTTGTCAAAGATTGACGGTGGAGCCTTAGATGCTTTTGGTGGTACTGGGGGGATAGTTGCAGGCGCTGCGCCTGCTGCGCCAGAAATAGTTGATCCGGCAAACATTGCTTCGGCTTGTTGCGTTGAGACGGGACGATTAGACATCGGGTTCTGCGCCGTTAACTGGTCAAAAGTTGGAAGACCTTTAACTTTGTAATTTCCTAAGTCGCCTGTCCGCAAAAAGTTAATTACTGATAGCGGAATGGCAAGTGCATTCATGATGCCGTTTACCAATCCAGCAATTGAGTTGTAGATTTTGCCGAACGTGTTAATCATGCCGTCGGCGTCTGTGCCGAGTGTCGTGATTTCTTTGCCAAGTTGGTTGACGCCACCTGCTGCGCCTTTGAGACCAAATGCTTCAGCAATGCGAACTGCTGAGTCTCCAAGTTTCGTCAAGATGGGAAGCACCTTGTAGCCGATTGACTCCTGAAGTTCTCCAAGAGTGATTTTAAGGCGAGCAACGACGCCTTCATAGGTTGCTGCTTTCTCAGCTGCGGAACCGCCGAAACGATCCTCGAGCATTCCTTGGACTTTTTCAAATCCTGCTGCTTTTAAGGTTGCAGCGTCATAGCCGACACCAAGTTTTGCCAGGGCACCAAAGGAACCCTCCTGGGCTTTTGCGAGCGCATTTGCTGTTGCCTCAACGGATTTGCCTGTGCTCGCAGAGAGGTCGAGGCTGAGGTTGAGCAGGTCTTGCGCTTTCGTAACGTCACCTGTTGCCCTGACAAGACGACCAAGTGCCGGACGAAGATTGTCATCGGCGACACCTGTTGCGCGCTGAGTCTTGTCTATAAATTCTTCCAGACCTTTAATCTGCAGGTCAGATGCCGTTGTGCTTGCCTTAATTGCGTTGGCAAGTTCAACCTGTGCTGCCTGGTCTGCCGCTGCTGCTTGCGCTGCTTTGAATAGAACCGCTCCCGCAGCTGCTGCGCCAACTGCTAACGCTGCAAAAGCAACGACGGCAACTTCTCCTGCTTTCTTTGCTGCGAAGCCAACTTTGTCTGTACCGGACTCTAGATTCTTGAATTCGTTAAGGGCGGATTTGATTCCTTTGCCGTCAAATTCTGTGATGATTGGAATTGCAAGTGCCATTAGTCAAGTTCTCTCTGTACAAGTCTCATCGCTTCTTTAGACGCTTGAAGCATTTCGCGCTCAATTTCTTTGCGCTTGCGAAACACTGCAGGCCCAAGGTTGCGCGTATGGTTTGGCGCAGGGATTGAACCTATGTTGTTGCCTAGGCTGTTAGATGTTTTGCGTCCAGCCGCTTCCCAGATTGCAGCGCCAGCGTTGATCTGTTGAATGTAGATCAAGGATGTTGCCTCGCGACTTGCGTCGACTTTTAATTTGACGCCTGACATTGCTCGAGCAACCGAAAACGGAAATTTCTTGCTTCCGTTTTGTGTCCAGTTGCGAGCCATGCCTGACAGATACTCGCGTTGGTATCCGCGCTTTACTTCGTCTATGGCGGGTTGTGCAATTGCGGTCTGGTCTTTGACAAACTGCTTGCGCAGTCCTGGCTCAACTTTGTTCAGAGAACGAATCGCTTCCTTGAGTCCTGTGACTTGGATTGTCGTGTTCGTTGTCATCTTCTTCGTTGTTTCTTTTGTTCTTGTAACACGTCAACAACCGTGAAAAGGTCGTCTGTGTCGAATGGGATGTCGGGTGTCCAGTATCCAGTCGCGACAAGAACCTCCGCTAATGAGCGTCGGAAACTGCCGCTTCTGTAAAAGACGGTGAGTCCTCCGAGATGACCTCAATGGATTTTGTTTTTTTGATGTAATCGTCAAAAGCAAGCGGAGTGGTGATTCCCGCAGCTCGAGCAGATTCAAATGCAAAGAATGCAAGATCTTCTGCGCCGATGCCATTGCCAAGACTGGATGCTTGTCGTTTGAATTTGCGTTCCCATGCGACGACAACGAATAGATTCGTTTCGACTTCATAGGGGTCTCCTTCAATCGGTGTTACTTGTAGTCGGATTTTCATTGTTTCCCTCTTTCAATTATCAGGTGATGTCTCGTGCCCAAGTGCCGTTAGAAAACGACACTGTGGCTACCGCAAGGGTGCCGATGGACGACATGATGACCGGAGCTGCGTCCAATGTGCACGTCGTAATTGTGAACTCTGGGTTCGTTGCTGACTCTGTGGTGCCCGATGGGGACACAACAATTGTGCATGAACCCGCAGCAACGATTGCGCTAAGAAGTGCTTCCATTTCGGTTGAGCCGTATGAAAGATAAAGCGACAGATTGACCGAGACGCTCTGCAAACCTTTCACCGCCTGTCGGCCAGTATCTGCTAGCGATGTGCTCTCGAGCAGCTCAAAGCCCAAAAGTACCTCACATGAGGAAAGTTGATCGCTGACGTCAATTACTGATCCGCCAGTTGGGGTGATGTTACAGGTGGCTCCAGAAAGGAATGTGCTTGTTGCCATTGGTGGCTCCTTAGTTTCTCTTCACGGCGATTGCCACCGTGAGGTCGTATGTGGGTATGTCTTGCCCGCCGTAGTTTGCATTGCCTGGACGGGCGTCTGTAACTGCGATGGGCGAGTTCATGATTGTGTCAACTGTTGTCATCAAATAGTCTCCGGCATCGCTGTTGGCGGGGGGTGCTGCGAGGATGCGAACTGGTATGCGAAAGTCGCCGACGTTGTAGGTGAATGAGGTCATAACGGGAAGTTCAATAAAGACAGACATTGGGCGCGCGTTGCGCGGGTCTGTAACTGGTTTGAGACCGAGGGTGGTGAGTTGTGTTTTGATTGCGTTGACCGCATCGGCAAGGATTCCTGTTGCAGCCATTAGGCGACCTGTGGTCTTCCGCAGCCGATGAGAGCCATGATGCGTCCCATAGTTGACGGGATTGGAATTGAGGACATTGCGTCGAATGAGGCAAATGAGTCTGCTGATCCGCGCTCACGATAGAGCGTTGCTGCGTACATAATTGTGCCGAGTTTGACGTCGGCACCAGGCACCGTTGATTGCGAATCGGTGTAGCCCGCTTCGCGACGCTTGCGAAAGATGTAGTTGTTTGCAGCGTTAACGCAGACCGTGATGAAGGCCGTGTCATTGGCCGAAGCGACGTCGATGCCGAGCCAACTGGTTACGTCACTGGAATTTACCCAAGACACAGAAGGGGTGAAGGTGACTGTGCCGGTAGCAGTAGATCGAGTGAAGTCCGAGCCTGCGTTGACATAAAGGAACTGGTAAAGACGAATTACATCGGAGTCAAATTCAAGGTCGCCCTCGTCAGATACCCCGATGAACTCAAAGTCTTGTGTTGAGACAATGGTATGTGTTCCAGAGAATCCATGTGATGCGCCTGCAACAACAACGGAATCTCCGACTTGTATTCCAGTCTCAACGAAGGTCTGAAAAATGGCGTACCCATCGAGGCGCGTATGAAACGCCAGATCGTAAGTAGCCATCGTTCAGTCCCTTTAAGAGTTCGCCTGAATCAGACGAACGCAGCCTTGATGGTGAGCGTTGGGTCAATAACTTTTGATGCCCAGTACCCACGGAACGCAATTTGGCGAGAGAGCTGCGAAGGCATCTCTACGGAAATTGCGCCCTTAGCCAATTCATACGACTCAAGCGCACGAGGGTCAAGGATGGTCATGCCAGCAGAAGTCAAGTTGCGGTCAACTACGACGCGAAGACCGAAGGCGAATGCGCCCTGTGTCGATGCGACGTTGAGTGAACCGTAAGCGTTCATTGGGCCAACCTGTGGGAACAACGGACGATCTGCGGTGTCGCTGAGTGAACCCATCAACTTCCAGACGTTGGGTGATACTGCAAGGATTGACGGAAGGTTTCCGTTTGAACCCGAAAGGATGTCTGCAGCTGCGGTGTACATCCACTCGACCCAATATGCAGGGTCTGCGATTGATGCGT